CTAGGTGCCGGCAACTGTCGCACTTCCATCCGGCTTGGTTTGCTCGGAAGAAATGAAAGGCGACTTGGAGTTTTTTGATTCCGCCTCGCTCAGCCCCGCTTCGTGCCGAATGGCGTTGAGGATTTCTTGCACCAGGCCCTCCGGCCCGCGCTCCAACAAGGCCTCCAAAGAAGGCTCCTCCCCGTCGATCTGCAGCCCGGTTAGTTTTCGCAGACCCCAGCTCAGATAAAGCCGGTTGATCTCCCCCGCAAGCAACGCCGCCTCGGCCTGCCGCTCCGGATCCGCCGCCGGCGCCGCTGACAGGAAAGCAAGCCGCCCTGTCAGCCCTTTCAATCGCCGGATCAGGTCAAGCCGCCGGCCGAACGACATGCGTTCCACTGTGAACCGCACGCCGGGAATGGACTCGGAGGCTATCTCTACGCTGCTCTCATAGCGCATCAATCGTCCTGCCTTCCTCGTTTGTCACCGTTAGAAACAGGTCCGCGCCCGCCATTCGGCTGTGCTTGCCCCTCCGAGGCTAGGCGCCGCAGCCCTCCCGGATTATCCGAAGGCCGCGTAGATCTCGTCGTCCGCCTGACCCTGAGCGCGGCTGCCGGTGAAATTCCAGGCGAGCTTCGGCTCGGTGTCATCGAACTCCGGTATCTTAGGTATCACTGATTTCATGTACACGCCAAAAAGAGCTCCGCTGGCCTGGCCCAGTTGCAGCATGATTTGCACCGGCGTTTGGCTGCGCGCTGATTGATAGAGTCCTTTCGTTGCTGCATCATCCGCCTCGAACAACTGAATGTTAGCCGTCACTTTGCGCATGCCCGGAGCTGCACACAACGGAACACTCGATCCGAATTCTCTGGCTCTCATATCGATGTCGTTATCTAACGTCACCGTCGCCTTTGTTACGGTACTGAATTTCGACGCCGTTGCTCCCAGCCACGCCTGTCCCAGATTTCCAGGCACGGCGAGCGGCGCGCTCCAATTGATCGCCGGCTCGGCCGGAAAGGAGCTCAGTCCGCCTTGCCCGGCTGTAAATGAGGCGGAATCCAAGACGTCTTGCGCTTCTCCGCCGAATTCAAATTCGTGAAAGTCGCCGTTGATTTTTACTTGGAGCGTTCCGCATGTGGCGCCCGCCAGAATCCGATGCACGGCCGTGGGCGGGTCCCAGTAGTCGAAAATCGACGCCGTTGGAAGGTCGTTGGCGGGGGTATATGTGACGGCTGCCGTCAGTGGATCTCCGGTCGCGGGCGCGGCGCTGAAGGGGGCGCTGATAGTGACGCTGGTCGGACTGTTTACCGCGCTGACGAACCGCAGTTCGTTGTTAAACCCGAAAGCTTGCCCGGCCGCCAGACCGTGCGGCGCGCTAAAGACGATTTGTGTCGTTGTGGAACCTGCGCCGGCTGTGCCTCCCGCAAAAACCAGAGGTCCCCCTCCCAGCGCCGCGCGAACCAATTTGCCGGTCACGGGCTCGGCGCCGGGCGTCATTCCGGCCAGCAAATAGGTCTGCAAGCGGAACTGGGTTCTTCGGCGGCCTCCGGGCATCACCCCGACGTACGTGCGGCTGCCTGTCTTGTCTTTCCGGTCTCGTGCTTCGTCTCGCTGCTTGATCGCCAGCTTCACCGCCGAAAACCGGTTCGCCGCCGTTATGGCCGGCACTTCCCCGAAGGCTGGCTCCAGCTCTGCATAGAACCGGTTTTGGTTCGATAGTACGCACATAATTTCCCCTCACCCGCACGCCTCGGCTTCTAGCTCGATCTTTGCGCTGTGGATGAAATTTCTGCCGCCCTGCTTTATCGGATCGAACTTGACCGTGTACGCGCCGCTGTAAATCAGGTTCTCTCCCCAAGATCCGGTATTCTTCGCTAGGCCGGTCGTCACGGCTTCTACATAGCTCGTCAGCTCCTGCTCCAGGCCTTCGAACCTTTCCGCCGTGCACCGGATGTCGATCACAAACCGCACGGGCCCTGTGAAACCGTTGAACTTCTGGCGCAGTGAGTTGTCCATGCGGGCCGAGTATAAATACACCGAGGGATAAATCGTCTCGCGATTCTGGTCCGCCAGGTCCGCCGGAACGTTCTCGATGCGAACCGACCTGTCGTCCAGCGGTTTCCAGTACCGCTGATCGCGGGTTGAAATCTCCGCCAGCGCTGCATTGCCGCTCGACAGCACTGCCGATTTGAGTTTTTCGAGCCCGGTCATGCAAAGATTTGCCATGATCTTCTGCCTTAGCCCCTCTGGATGAATCGGGGAACCGTCCGGAAGAAATCCGGTGGTTGTCCGGTTCCAACCGCCGGCCCTGCCACCAGGCCGCTGGCCGGCAGGATCCATGGCTGCCCCATGGGCAACGGCTGTCCGTTTTGCCGCACAGCCGCCCCGCTTGCGGTCCCTCCGTACACGTTCCACCCTGTGAGTGAATAAGGAGCCCCTGGCGGCGCGGGTGGCGTCACTCGCAGCACCTGCCCATCCGACGTCGCTGCCGCCTGCTCGCTGCTCGCAGCGCCCTCCGTGGCTCCGTCAGCTCCGACCCAGCTTATTTGCACATAGAAGGTCATGGCGCTCGCGGACCCGCTCACCCAATCGACGGCCGGCTGTCCTGGCCTGGGAATTGGCTGCATCACCAGCCCCATGCCGGTTTCATACAGCAGGTTCGAGGCCCAACGCGCCAGCTCCCTGTACTCGGACCACTTTGGCAAATACTTGTCATTCAGTTTGCGGTTGTATGCATCCCGGTAAGTGATCGCCAGGGTCTGGAACGTGTGCCATAGTTTCAGCGGGGGCGTCACGACTATCTGATTCATCTGAAACCGGCTTAGATTAACCTCCGATGTGGTGGAATTCCACGCAGGTCCCGCCCAGTAAATATTGCCAGGGCGCAAAGCCGCCGCCCCCAGCTCCGCACTCACCTCGTTTTGCGCAAGGCGGAGCTTGGATTCCAGATCGATGCCTTCTGCCTCCGCGACTGCAACCACGTTCGCTTCATAGGCGATAAGATCTTGTATTTCCGATACAGAACCGTCAGTGAGCAACGCCATAGTCTTACCTCGAGCCGCTGAGCAAAATCTCCGCCTGCGGGACACGTTTTCCGAGATTTTTGCCGCCCTGATACCTGTCGAATCCGCGTCCGGTGCGGGTGTTTACTCTTTGGAGCCGCCTCGCCCGGCTCTTTGTAGTGCTCGTAAGTCCGTTTCCGTCAGCACCGTGAACTGAATCTTGGACGCTGCTCGCTTTTGCTCTTCTTGCTTCTTGTCTTCCACCAGTTTGTCCCGGAATGCATCCGCTTCTTGCTTGTTGGCCAGCTCCGCGATCCCGTCAACGATCAACTTCGCTGCGAGCGCCTTGCCTACCTCAGTCAGTCTGCCGGCGATGCCTCCGTCGGCGGTTACAAGGCTTTTTACTATCACGAACTCCTCGCACAAGGCGCTCTCGATTTCTCGCAACTTCCGGTAGTAGCCTTTTAGGTCCATAGTTTTTCCAACGTTCAGGTCCGCGGCCGGCCTCTGGCGGGTATGGTGCCTCTTCCCTCTGACCCATTCCTGCGGCTGGCCGCATTCCTCAGGTTTTCACGAGTTGATCTGCACGCCGAAGCTGTTTCGGAGAATGGCGCATCCGTAGAGCACGTCCACGGTGAACTGCTGCGCCAGGGTGGTCGGCTGGTAGCTCATCACAACGCGCATGCCGAAATTTCCAAGTTCCGCGTATTCCGCAATGGCCCCGGTCCCAGGCAGAGGCTGCGGTAGCCGCCGGATTACCAGGCCAATCGCATCGCGCGTGAATGCCAGGTTGTGCGTCGTCACCGGACTTGTTCCAGTTTGCGGAACGTATTGCGACCGGAAGATGTAGAAATCCTTGATGCGGCCCACTGTTCCCTGGATCAACGCAGTGATTCCCGCCTCTCCAACCGTGTTCCACTCGCTGAATCTCGCGATTTGCCGGAGCGCCGAATAGCTGTTCGCATCAACCACCAGATATTTGTTCTGGTCCGGCGGAACCTTCGCGGAAAACAGCGCGGTTTCCGCGGCGTCGATTACCCCCTCTGTTAGCGGCGTTCCGGCCGTGCCCAGCGGCATATTCGCGGTGAACCCGGCGTAAAGGCTCAATAGATCGCGCTCGATTTTTTCCGCAATCGCCACCACCGCTGGACGCATGTATGTCATCAGCAGATCTGGCACGGCTAGCACCTTGGTGACGTCGGGAATCATGAACGTCGCTTCCACGTGGGTGTTCAGCACAATCTGAGCATTTCCCAAATCAGGGTTCTGCGTGGTTACCGTGCCGCCTTCCGCTATATTGTTGGCCACCAGAGCCGGCGCGATAGGCACGTTCACCGTATCCCCGGCCTGTCCCAGCACCGGCTCGTAATTCCGGTTCACCAGGTTGCCCATGATCAAGTTTCCAACCAGCGCCGGCAATGCGTCCGCCGCCACGAGTTTCACGATCGCTTGCGCGACGTTTGCTGATGTAATTGCTGGCATTTATTTCGCTCCTTAATTCCAGCCGGCAGTTCCGGCTTGCGTTTGATTTACAGCCACCACCCCACTTCTCTCCCCGCTACCCTGGCGATCTCCCGGCGCGCCCTTTCCTTTTCTTCTGCGCTCATGCCCGGCCGGATACGGTTCAAGTCAAACCCCACATTCTTCTCGATCTCCCTGCGGTTAGCGGAGCTCGCCCCCGAACCTCCGGTGATCCGCGCAGGCAAAAACTCGGGATTCTCTGCGACGAACTTCGACAGAAACTCTCTCAGCGCCACGGGCCCTTGCTCGGTGTTGCCATAGAGCTCTCCGTCATCGGCCCGGAAAATGTCGTCTTTCACCAGTCGGAACGCTAAATCCGGTTTCCGCACACCTAGCTGCTGCAATTCCCCTTTGATCGCGGAAACTCGGTCCATCTCCTCCACCTTCAATTTCTGGCGCGTGTTTTCCTCTGCAAGCTCGTTCAGTCGCTTCTCCAATTGTTCTCGGCGCCGCCGTTCCTCATGCAGCGCCGCCTTAGCCGCCGGCTCCTTTTCTTCCGATATCCGTCGAACATATTCCTCGATGGATTCCTGCACGATCCGCCGGATCTCCTGCTCCGCCGCCTCCTTCGATTGCTGGGCCATAACCTCCCTCGTTCGGCTTCCCAACGGCGCCGCAAGCGCGCCGGTCCAGAAAAAAAGCCAGCCTTTCGGCTGGCTCGTTCTTCCGAATTTAATGTCGTCCTAAAGGTTGCTGTCCAATTCCACCATTATCCGGTTCTTCACATCGGGATCCGCGTCCTCCAGATACCGCAGTGCCAGCTTCTTTTGCATTTCTTTAGTGAAAGTGCTGGAGCCTGTGATTAGATCGCTCAGCGTTTTCGCGTTGCTGACCTCTTCCGTAAACTCCTTCACGTCGAACTGATCCAGGCCGCTGACGTGCACTCTTGTATTGTCCTTGCGCGCTGCCGCGATCAAACCCAGAATTTGCCGTATGTATTGCTTCATCACATCGCCGTACGCCTGAAGTACTTCCTGGGTGATTGTCTGGTCGCGCAGCTTGCTCGCCGCCGACTGCGCTAGATTGCTCGCTTCTCGCCGTATTGCTTGCTGCATCAGATAGCAAACGCGGTAAATTTCGTCCTTCAGCCGGTCCAGATTGTCCGCCGCAAGCTGGTAAACGTGGCCTTGCGGCTCGGTCCAGCCGAATTTATCTTCCGGCCCGAGCTGGATGTAGTAAGCCTCCCCGACGATCTGGTGCCACTCTCGGTCCGAGTAGATGACCGGCATTGCGAACAGGCCCATGTGCAGCGCCCACGATAATGCGTTTGATTTGTTGAAATGCTCTTGCTGCAACAGCGCTGCCTTGTTTACCAGCCACAACCCGTCGCTTACCTCGAGCTTCACCAGCGGCACAGTCTGCAATGCCGCTAAGCCGTGGCGTCCCTGATCCACAAGCGCCGCATCCGGCGCCTTTTCGCTTCGGTCCAGGCTGCTGCGAACCTGCGTGTATACTTCGAAACGTTCTTTGTCGTAGTACGCCCATCGCCGCTCCACAAGCTGCTCGTCGGCTAGAAATTCGGGCTGATACGCGGACTCAGTCCTCAGCACGACCCACTCGAAGTTGCCGTGGTCGTCGAGTCTCCAATTGATTAGGTCAGCCGGAGTATAGTTCACCAGGTAGGCGCGCGATTTGCCAAGAGCGTCTTCTTCGGCCCGCGTCCGCGTCTGCGCCGGAATTCTGGGGAAGTCGATCAGAGCGTAGCTGCGCTGAAAAATGAGGGCCTGGATAAATGCCTTCCGGCAGAATTCCAGCAGGCTTTTTCCCTCGAGGTCGGCGTCTCGCAGGAATTCTGAATAGAAATCTGCTGCTCCCTCGAAGCTGATCGCAGGTTCGGCCCGGAAGAGCGTCGCCGCATACCAATCCACGATCGAGCCCAGGTAATTTTCATAGAAGACCCGCGACAACCGTTCTTGGTACACTTCGTTCGGCTCTTTTTGCCGGCGTACTAGATAGTGCGCCGCATGGCGTCGCAACTGCTCCCCGCCAGCGTAGAGATCGTGATACCGCTGCCACATTTCCCGGTTGCATTGGTATTCCGGATGCTCGCGGTTTAGCGACTCAATCACAGTGGCTCCCATAACGCTTACAGTAATCTGCGGCTTTGCTCGCCCGCTGGCAACGCCGGCCGGCGCCGCCACCAAAGGCAATATCCCAGCGCATCCGAGAGATGGGTCCGCCGCCTGTCTTTCTCCTTGTCAATCTGGCCCGTGCCAGGTTTATAGCAGACTTGTTCCAGGTCCTTGATGAGCTCTTTGCACCGCTTGTCAACTAGTAAGTGTCTTTCCCCTTGAGCGTTCAGAATCTGCGCGTTTGTCACGTTGATGCGGTCTCTTACCGGCGGATTCGCCCGGGAAACGTGCACTTCTCCCCGGAGCTCGGGGTTTCTGCGGAAAAATTCCCGGATCAGATGGTAATCTGATTTTCCTGTCGCCGTATGTCCATGTTCCCCGCTCGCGTCGCCATATACTTCGACCCCTCCGCGGTGTCGCCCATAGCGCGCGAGAAACTCGGCGCATACTTCCGGCGTCGACGAGGTTTCAATTACAATCTCGTCGCCGACAACTACGTCCTCGCCGATTTCTTGGCAAATCACCGAGCACATCGGATTTAAGTTGAAGTCCCAGGACCAGATCAAAGGCTTTCGCTCATCGATTGCGTATGTCCCTGTGTTTGCTTGGCGGTCGAACGCATAATACGCTCTGCCCGAGGCTAGGTTCAGGTATTTCCCTAACGCCTCTTGCTGGAAGAAGCGTTCATCGTAGCTGGCTTTCAACCGGTCATAGAAATCCGGCACCTTCTCCAGGAGATAACGATTCTCGTATGGTTCCGCTTCGATTAGTTCGTAGCCCTTCACGGGCTCGCTTCGAAATCTTCGGTAAACCCAGTCGAATCCTTTCGGCGTCCACACCCCGAAACCACATAATCGTTCTGCCAGCGGATCTCTCAGCCTGCCTTCCAATCGCGTCCAGGAGTCCTCGGTCGTATACGTCATTTCATCCACGCCGAACCAGGCTAGATTTGTTCCGCGCAGCCGCTCGTACTCCTCCAGAGAGCGGAAGAGCACTTTCGATCCCGTGTCTTTCATCGTGAGGGTGTTGGTGGCCTTGTTGAATTCAAAAGGCAGCGCGTTCTCCTCGCAGATCGACAGATACGTCGAAAGCGTCGAGTCTCGCAGCATGGGATACGTGGGCGCTCCAATCAAGCCTGTTCTCCCCGCATCCAGATACGTGAGCCGGATGGCTTCATGGCATAACGCCAGACTCTTACCCGAGCCGACTGGGCCCGAAAACCCTTTGAACCTCGCCTTGCTTTGGTGAAACCGTCGTTGAGAAGCCAGGGCCTCATACTTTATTCGTCGCTCGACGAGTTGTTTGTTCTGTCTTCCCATCGAACCTTGATTTCTTTCGCCTCGCTCTGCTCCCCGCCCAAATCTTTCTCCAGCTTCACAAGCTTGGCCAGAGCGTCAATCGCCCTGGCATCTCCCTTCTCGAGTTTCTTGTCTACTTGTCGATATGCTTTCTTCACCAGGCTCTGGGCGCTGACTGCGCCGAGCCTTCCTGGTTTCTTTGGTGTCTTGGTTGTTTTCCGCTTTTTTGCTTGGCTTCGCGTTCGTTGCGCTGATTTCGGTTCGCCGCCCTGCTGGCTGTTCTCCTTGCCTGGCTGCTCGGTGCAGGCTCCCATGATCTCCCCATGTAAAAAAGCCACCGCGGCGCTCGCCGCTGGATGGGTTCACCCTGCTGTCATCGCCTGACTGCTCTCTGGAATCAGCGTATCATCGCCTGCGGCCGCCTCTGTCTTCCTTTTTCCTGAATGTGCCTGAAAACAAATGACCAAAAAATAGAAAACAATCGTGAATCTCTTTGTTTGTGTTAAGCAACCCGTCTCGTTTGCGGTATCGTAGCCATGATGGGTGGACAATATTTGCTGGCCTCCCTGTTGTCCGGCCGCGTGCGATTGTTCAAGTGTTGCCTTGCTACTGCTGTCGGCAAAAAACCAACCTATGAAGCCCCTGATCATTGCGGATGATTTTTCCGGCGCTTGCGACGCCGCTGCCCGGGCGGCGATTCATGGTTACTCCGCTGCGGCTCTGCTGGCTCTTCCGATCGATTGCCCCGAGGTTGACCTGCTCGCCTTCTCGACTGAATCGCGCCATCTCGCTGGCGATGCAGCGCGGTCGCGCATTCGCTCTTTAGCTCCCTTTTTGCCGGGCCGTGTGCTTTACAAGAAAATCGATTCCACTCTCCGCGGGCCCTGGATCGAGGAAGTGGACGAACTGCTCGCTATAACCGGCTTCTCTCAAGCCCTCGTCTGCCCTGCCTTTCCGGCTTTGGGACGAACCGTGCGCAACGGATGGCTTTGGATCGACGGCCAGCCTATAACCCCCATCACTTGCCCGTTCGCGGTCCGCGACGCCTGTACTGATGCCGATCTGGCCGGGCTTGCGGCGGAGATTTGCGGTTCCATTCTGCCCGTCGGCTCCGCCGGCCTTGCTTTCCATTTTTTCGCCACGGACTGCCCCAGGCCTTCCGCCCCGCAGGCGCTTCCGATCCCTTCGGCCGCCCTTCCGTGGCTGATTCTCGTCGGCAGCGATCATCCGGCGTCCCAGGCTCAATTGCGCTTTGTGGAAACTTCCGCGCTGGATTCCATTCTCGTGAACCCCGCGGTGTATCCTCCCGCGGTCGCCGGCGTTTTTGCCACTGGCGGCGAAACTGCCGCTCGCTTTCTCCGGGCCTCCGAAGCGCGAGGTATTACGGCTCTCCGCGAATTGCTTCCTGGCATTCCTGCTGGCTTGATCGCCGGCGGACGCTATAATGGCACTGTCATGATCACGAAAGCGGGCGGCTTCGGCGCACCGGACGCTGTTTATCAGGCTATCCGCCTCGCCGGCCGTGGCTAG